CGTAGCCAGCGCTACCAAACTCGCCACCGCCCGAACCCTCACTGTCGGCAATACAGGTAAATCATTTAACGGCGCAGCTAACGTCTCATGGTCTCTGGACGAGATTGGAGTACTGGGAAGAACAACCAAAGGTAAGACGTATAAGCTTAACAATGTATCTTACAACGGCAGTGCTACGGATTATGTTTTCAACGACTACTCCGCAAATCAGGCAGGCGGCGGTGAATATATAACCGTAACTGGCTCTCAGAACATTGCTCTTGGTGGCAATTGTATATTCCTTGCCGGTTGGCGTAACACAGCACAAGGAAATCAATGTGTTGCAATGGGTCAGGATAACATTGTGGCTGGTACGGCTAATATCGCTCTCGGCTGCGGGAACCAAGTCACAGCAGATGCCCAGGGCGGCTTGGCTCTTGGGAATCTTAATACATGCAAAGCGAATGCGTCTCTAAGTGGTGGCTGGTATACAGAAGTTCAGAAATCGTCTAATCAATCGATTGGATATGGTAATCACGTGACAGTTGCAACGGCATCCTGCGCAGCATTCGGAGCTTACAACTCATATAACTACACTGGACCTTATCTAATCCTTGGAAATGGTACATCCTCTGCTCGTGCTAACGCTTTCCGTGCCGCTGCCGCTGGTGTGTACTCATCTGGTTCTTATCACAGTTCTGGTGCGGACTACGCAGAGTATTTCGAGTGGCTGGACGGAAATCTCAATAATGAGGACAGACGTGGGCGTTTTGTGAAACTGGACGGCGAAAAAATATTACTTGCTGAATCAGTTGAAGATGATATCCTTGGCGTAGTATCCGGCAATCCGTCCGTGATCGGCGACAGCTACGAAGATCAGTGGCGGGGGCAATACATGACGGATATCTACGGAGAGCCGCTGACTGAGGACTACACAGATGAGGACGGAACGACTCGTAAGGTCTGGGTACTCAATCCGGACTACA